TGTTTAATTTTGGTAAAGCCATAATATTACTCCAAGGTTATTAGAAACCGATTTTAAAGTTTCCAAATGATTTTAATAATGTTGAACCTGCGTCTAGCGAAGATGCTAGTGCGTCGGTATTCATTGCATAGTCATATGTAAATGTAGCCACAATCTTAGTAATATCGTTATCGTTCATATTACTTAATGGAACTTCTTGTACACTTACTGGATATGCGTTATAAAGTTTAACGCCACCAATTGGGAAGTTATTTGTGTCTAGTTGTTGAATGACAATGTCAGACGCATAGTCTGACTTATAGTTAAATGTACCATCTAACTTGTTTACAACTGAATTACACCATGTGTCTAAGAAATTTCTAGAGAAATAGTCATTGGTCACCATGAATGTAAATTGAATATCTTGTTGATCAAACGCGTTTGGAAGTTTTCTACGTTTAATACCATATTGAGTTTCTGTAACGCCAAAATCAATTCCAGGCATGCCAGTCGTTTCACAAAGAACGCTGATGTCTCGTGGATTATTAATAGATCCACTCATTGCGCTATTGCCTTTAATCAAATTGGTGATGATGTTTGTTAGACTAACGCTAACAATTGGGATGTTCATATAAACAGAGAATCTGTTTGAACGAGCAACGCCATCACGCTTTGATATCGTTGATTTTAAGTCTTCAATTGAGACCGGTAACATTATCGAATACTCCTCTTAGAATCTCTCCAAACTTTCTTCTTATCTGCGTTCTTGAACTTTTCAGTTGGAAGGAATACTGCGATTTCCCAACTCTCAGAAGGAATCATCATTAATCTGGATTCTACTTGTGATGTTAAGTAGTGTTTAAAACATGGTTGAAACTCTTTTAACTTCCTAACACTATTAAGGATGTTATAACTGATCTTCAGTTTAGTAGTTTCGTCGAATTTATCGTTATTTGCGTAAGTCAAAAGCTTTTCAAACAACTTTAGTCTTAGTGTTGGCTGTAAGTAATGAAGATTCAAACCGTAAAATCCACCAGGCGCTGGGCCTACCATCAATATCAGAGGAAACTTATCGTAATATGGTAATTCGTCTTTTAATTTAGCATCATAAACGAATTGATACATTCTTCCAATAGATGGACGAGATTTAGGAAGAACCAAAGAGTCTTTTAAGATCTTATTAGGTTCAACTCTAACGTTTTTAAGATTTGTCATGAACCAATTCATAGACTCACGTGTTCGTTGCTCAATATGTTGCAGCGAAAGCTTGTCTTGATACTTGGTGAATATAGATTTAGTAGCCATAGCTCTATTTATTATAAAATCTTGATGCCCATAGCTTTAATTTCATCTTCAGTCCAGATGACAAACTTCCAACCACGGTCTTTTGCATATTCTTCGGCTGCTTTCCACTTACATTGATTCTTAACATAAGTTGCTGCCTCAGTCAAATACCTTTGTGTCTGACGACTAGGCTTTTTAGGTGGTTTAGTCTGAGATTTTGGTTTTATTTCAACTAGAAAAGTACCTTCTGTTGTAACAAACTTCAAATCAACAAAATAACGATGGTATTTTTTATCAAGTGGATAATAATAGGGCACTACAATCTCTTCACTGACCCAACTAGTCACTTTAGAGTTTTCATCACACCATCGAAAGACATTTCTTTCCCATAATGATCGATAAATGATATTTTTGTAGTCACCTGAATATTTGCCAGGATTTTTAGGTTTAAAGAAACCACTGTAAGTTGCCATATAAATACTTAAATAGAAATTCAACCTTTAAGGGTTAAAATGAGCGAGATTAAAACAACACAAACGTTACAGGACGGAACAAGGATTGTAGAATTTGCCGATGGCACTTCTCTCAACATGGGTGCTGTGACAAATCCAAATCTGGTCTATCCATTAAATCTATTTAGTAGATCAGAATCTGTGTCTCCTGCATACGTAAAGTTCAATATCTTAGAAATTATTCCAGACAATACAGGCGCAGAATTAGTAGAGAAAACTGGTGCTAACTTTGTAAAAGGCACTAAGGATATTAAAGATTTTGAATTTGCCAAATTTGGCGAAACAATTTCTAATATGGCAGGTGATTTTGGTAAAGCTGCAAAGTCACTTGCATCTGCACGTCTAAAAACTAAAGAAACTGGTACAACTGTTGCGTTGTATATGCCTCCAGCAATTCAAATTAATGATTCAATGAATTATGATACAGTTGATACTAAAGGTGTATCAGAAATTGCTGCTCAATTTGCAAATTCAAATAATTTAGGCGATACTGCAGAAAAGTTTATAACAGGTGCTGGTGGTAATTTAATTGCACAGCATTTCATGACAAAATATGCAAAGAGTGGTGGACTATTATCAGGCATTGCAGCTAATGCAATGATTGCGGGTGGTAAAGTTGCAAACCCTGCAAGTAAATTAATGTTTAGATCGCCATCGTTGCGTCAATTACAACTTGATTTTAAACTTACTCCAACTTCACAGAAGGAAGCTGCTGAAATTACAAAAATCATTTCAGTATTTAGACAAGCAGCATATCCTGCAATTGACTTATCATCATTTAACGCTTTATACAATGTTCCAAATTTATTCAATATTAAATTTGCGTTTAAAAATAAAGATGGTAGCGCAAACCCATATATGATTCAATTCAAACGTTGTTACTTAACACAAATTTCAACAACATATAATGGATCAGGAATTCCAGCGTTCTTTAAAGATGGTTCACCAATTGAAACTAATTTAGTATTAACATTCCAAGAAACAGAAACTAATAGCGCTGTAGATATTCATGGAAGTGGTAACGTGGCAATTGGCGCTGCGCCAGCAGATGGTGTTGGACCAGGTAAACCAGAAAGGGCAATGTACTAATGCAATACTTTAAAAATTTTAGTACAATTGAGTATGACGTCTATGGTGATGGTAAAACACGTCAAATCACTGATGTGTTTCGAAAGATTAAGATTGATCCTCAATTTTTAGACGATATTACCTTCTATACATATTATAATATTAAAAATGGTGAACGTCCTGATAATGTATCATACAAATTATATGGTAAGATTGATTACCATTGGACGTTTAATCTATTAAATCCTTGGCTCCTTGATATTCGTAAAGATTGGCCAATGAATAACTTAGAATTAGAAGACTACGTTTTTGAAAAGTATTCTTATAGCGTACTAATGATAAGTGATAGAGCCTTGGCAACAAAATATTCAGTAGGTGAAATCGTACAAGGTTTGGCGTCTGATGCGCAAGGTAGAATTATTAAGAAAGATCCTAATTTAGGATACCTTGTAATTTCGAAAACAAATAGTAAATCTTTCTCAGATGGTGAGTTGATTTTAGGTAAAACTACTGGTGATTACTTACCAACTCAGGGTGAAAGAAAACAATACAATGCACCTCATCATTATGAAGTTGGTGGAAACGTTGTAGATCGTTTTGTTGTTGGTGCTTTACCAATTACAAATTATGAATATGAAATTGAAAAGAATGAATCTAACACACGCATTAAAGTTATTCGACCAGAGTTAATTCAAGCCGTTGCTGAAAAATTCATTCAAACTATTAGTTCTTAAACATGACTATTTCTAAAAATACAATTAATGCTGGTTATATCAAATCAGTAGTGATTAGAAATGCTTCTACGTCTGCTGAAGGCGTAGAAGTGAGTGACCTTGTGACTGAACTTAATATTTTCCAGTCAATACAAGTCCCATTTATGACTGGGAAAGTTCTTTTAGTTGATGGTGTATCGCTTTTAGATAATATTATGTTATTGGGTAATGACCAAATTGATATTTACATTGAATCTAAAACAACTGGTGGTAAACAAGAAGAAATTTATATTTCAATGTTTACTACTGGCATTGAAAAAGTTGAAAAGCAAAAAGAAAATAACATCTATGTTTTACAACTAGCATCAAAACATATTATCAATAACGCTTATAGTCGAATTAATCAAGCGTATGAAGGTAAAAGTTCTGACATCATTAGGAAGATTGCAGTTGATAAACTTAAAATTGCCGAAAGTGATTTAGATATTGAAGACACAATGGATAACATTAAAGTCGTTGTGCCTAACTTAAAAATTACTGAAGCTTTAATGTGGATTGCACGACGTGCTACGAGTGAATCAAAAACACCATGTTTTGTTTACGAATATTTAGATGGTAGTTTAGCATTTAACTCACTTGCGAAAATGTATTCACGTCCAACCGCAATGAAGTATTATCGTTCAGATACACAATCATCTGATCCACAAACGACATATAGTAAAATCATTGATTTCCAAGCTGATAGTTTTGGAAATGGTTACTCTAATTTTAGTAATGGTGCTTTTGCAGCAAAAACATATGCATTTGACGTAATGACAAAACAACTTATTCAAGAAAAGTTTGATTTGCGTGATTATGAAACTGATAAAACAGTTTTAAATTCTACGATTGCGAGTAGTGGTATTACTGCTGAAGGTAAATCTGTTTATGAATTACCTGAGTCAAAAGTTTATTATCTTTTAACTTCGTCAGATGGTTCTAACACTAATAGACCAGACATCACAACCACGAATGATACGTTTGGTGATTATCACACGAATTCCGAATTTAAGATTCCTTATTTAAATTCAAAGTTAATGCAACTTGAAAATTTCATGTTAAGCATTACTGTACAAGGTAATATTAATATTTTTCCAGGTGCAGTTATTTCGTTAATTGTTCCTTCAGCCAATAATTCTATTAAAGGTCAAGAAGTAGCTAATGATTTATTATATTCTGGAAATTATGTGGTAGTCTCTATTAAACATTCTTTTAATGCGCAAAATCACGTTACAATGTTACAAATTGCAAAAGATAGTTTAGCATTTAAAGGTAAGAAAGCTTGATATGAATTTATTTAATGATCATATGAATTCCACGTTTAAGTGGTTTATTGGTGTTATTGAAGACTGCAGTGATCCAGAAGAAATTGGACGTGTTAAAGTTCGTTGTTATGGTACACACCCATTAGACGCAACAAAGTGTTCTACTGATGATTTGCCTTGGGCGACGGTGATGTCTCCTACGACTCATGCAAACTTACGTGGAATACGAAGTGAAGTGCATGGTCTTGCAGTTGGTTCTACAGTTGTTGGTTTCTTCATGGATGGAGACTCTGCACAATACCCAATGGTTATGGGTTCTATTGCAGGCAAAGCACCAACTATAAAACCTAACCCTGATTCAACATACGCAAATCCAGCGCAAACAGAAAGTTTTATTCCTGGTGAATTAGACTTAAGTATTTTAGCAACTAGTAAAGATGTTGATACTATTCATCCTATGGTTAATAGTATGAAGTCTTCTAGAGTTACACAAGTTAATTGTGCGTCAGTGCCTAACTTGGATACTGTTGATGGTACTGGTTTTCCTGCATCATATTTTGAACAACCAAAATGGAATCAACCTGAAGGACGTAATGGATCAACTATTGGTGACTTCCCTAATACCAAAACTTATGAATCTGGTTCTGGTCACGTAATTGAAGTTGACGATAGTCCTGAAAATCCAAGACTATTGTGGTATCATACTGATGGTACGTATGAAGAATATCTTCCTGGCGGTAATAGAGTATGTAAGATTGCTGGTAACAATTATGAAATTGTACTAGGTAATAACAATATTCTAATTAAAGGAAATGCAAACATTACTGTTGAAGGCGATCTTCGTCAATTAGTAACTGGTAACTATAATCTCGAAGTTTATAAAGACTACACAGTAAAAGTGCATGGATCAAAGAAAACAAAGATCAGCGATAACGATCTTAAAGAAGTATTTGGTTATGAAGCAACTGTTATTAACGCTGATAAGCAATTAACAGTTAATGGTAAAGTAAAAGACGTTGTAGCAAATGGTATTAGACAAACAGTAAGTGGTGATTATGATATTACAGTTGGTGGATTAGCACCTGCGTTTTCAGTACAAGCTGGTACAGTTCCAGGATTGGGTTTAATTCAGTTTACGTCAACAGGACAAATTGATAGTATTGCTCAAACTGGTATTGGTATGAAATCTGCAGTTACAACTATTGGTGATCCAACAACTATTACAAATATCGTTGGATCAAATATTACAATGTTCACAGCAGGCGCAATTGGTATTTCAGCTACTGGTGCAATTGGTATTGGAGCTGGTGGAACGTTAGCAGTTGTGTCTACTACAAATATTAACGCAGTTGCTCCAACGATTAATCTTAACTAAGGTATAATATGGCAAGTTTAGGTTGTGGAATTAACTCAATCCTTGATAGGATTGATAATATTAAAGCGATTCTACGTAAATATTCAATCGTTATGAATGCAACTGCAAATTATTTTCCTGCAGTTACGGCAATGGTGAGTGTTAATATTCCATTTGCAGAATTCTTTAAAGGGATCGGTGATAGCGTTAAAGCAACGAGTCTTTATAAAAAAATTCAAGAAGCTTATAGTATTGCAAAAACTGGATATGAATATATTGTTGCTGTTCAAAAAGCTGTTGAAGAAATTCAGCGTGACTTTGGTGATATTGTATCAAACCTTAGTGGTATCTTACAAGATTTGCAGGATTTAACTGTACTTGATATTCAGGTTTTAGAATTAGATCTTGCTAAACTTGGATTTAATCCAGGTGAGATTATTACGCGTTTAAAGAATGGCGAAAACATTGATCAAGTATTAGGTGATGCTAAAGATAAACTATCTGCATCATCATCTGCACTAATTGAAAAAATCTCAAAGCCATTAACTGTTAGTTTTGATACAACATGTCAAAAATTACCTAACGTTGTATTGTTAGAAGTTGGTAATATTAAAACTCCAGTTATTCTTCCAACTGCGCCACAATTACCAACACCAAAAAGTGCTACAAAACAAGATAGAGCCGATGTTACAACAACTGCACCAAATAAAGACGTTGGTCGTCCAACTGGTACGCTAACTGCAGGCGTTAAAGTACCTATTGAAAATTACTTTGATAATATTAAAGATGGCAAATATGGTTTTACATATTTTGCTAATACTGGTTTCTCATCTGGTTATAAAATCAGTCGTGATTGGAATAAAGTATCATCTTCATTATCAACTAAACTTGGTGTAGATAGTGTTACATTACGTAAATACGTAGAAATCAATATGAACGTATTGGGACACTATGTTGCTACACCATTAAAAGAGAAATATCCTGACATCACATTTACAAGTGGATGGAGAGGCGAGACTGGAATAAATCGAGCACATAATAAAGATACTAACGCAGTGTCTTGGCACTCATATGGTTGTGCATTTGATTTTATTATTCCAAACAAATATTATAAGAGCGACACAGACAATCCAATGTATTGGTTATTACAACATATTAAAGGATTGCAAATTGGTCCTGGAAATGCTCGTATTGGCTTCTTCCAATTGATTAAAGAGATGGATCCTGGCGATAGATATGACCAAATCGTCTGGCACGTTGGTGGAAGATTTGTGCCAATTGGTACTAACTCGTATAATGGCAATACTTTAAGAATTGCTCGTCTTGGTAGAAAGACTACTCAGAAATTTACTTACGAAAACGCTAGATAAAAGTAATAAATAGTATCTATGAGAGCACAACAATTATCGGATTTAACTAGCGCTACACCAAATGTAGTTGCCAAGAAATTTCTATTCTCGGACATCGATCCATCCTTTAAACGTAATCCTTTTACAAGTGATGTTTATTTAAAAAAGGATATTGAGGCTGTAAAGAACTCTATTATTAATATTGTTCTTACTGGAAATTTCGAAAGACCATTTCAACCACGATTCGGTGGTAATATTCGTTCATACTTGTTCGAAAATCTAGACGATAACACTCTAGATACTATTCACTCAGTAATTGCTAACATCATTGACATTTACGAACCAAGAGCACAGGTGATTGGTATCTATGTTAACGATTCTCAGTTAGATCAAAACAGATTAAGTTTAACAATCCAATTTAGAATGCTATCCACAGGTCAATTAGCAGACGTAACAACAGTGCTCGAGAGGGTAAGATAATATGGCCAATAAAAGAAGGCTAAACATTACAGAATTAGACTTTGATCAAATCAAGGCTAATCTAAAAGCATATTTAAAAGCAGATCCTAACTTTACAGATTACGATTTTGAAGGATCTATCCTTTCATCGGTTCTTGACGTTCTTGCTTATAATACATTCTATAACGCATTTACTGCAAACGCTGTAGTTAATGAATTATATCTTGACACAGCTCAATTACGTAATAACGTAGTATCACATGCAAAGATGTTAGGTTACGTACCTCGTTCAAAGACATCTGCATTCACGTACTTAAACGTTAACGTTGCATCACCTGCTGGAAATCCAGCATCATTAACAATGGATCGTGGTACACGTTTTACTTCATTGGTTGATGGATCTTTATATCAATTCGTTAACCTTGAAGCTTCAACTATCACACCAGTTAATGGTGTTTATCAATTCAATGCTGTTAAAGTTAACCAAGGACAATTAAAGACTACATCATACATTGTTGATAGCTCTGATGATCGTCAAACATTCCAAATACGTGAAGATAGCGTTGATATTTCAAGTATTACTGTTCGTGTAAAAGAAACATTTGATAGTAATACATACGATGTATATTCACGTAATAGTAACGTTACTAACATTGATGGTACCTCTAAAGTTTACTTTATCCAAGAAAGTTTAGATGGAAAATACGAAGTTTATTTTGGTGATAACATTTTTGGTAAACGTTTACTTCCTGGTAACGTTGTTGAGATTCAATACCTTATCACTGACGCTGAATTGGCGAATGGTGCTTCATCATTCTCACTTGCAGATACTATTCAAGGTAATACATCTGTAAGCATCACATCGGTTAACGCAACTGGTACTGCAGCAAATTCTGCAGGTGGTGGTGGCGATCGTGAATCAATTGACTCAATTAAATACAATGCTCCATTAACATTCTTATCACAAAACCGAGTTGTTACTGCTGACGATTATAAAGCTACTATTCTAAACAACTATTCAAACGTTGAAACTATTACAGCATGGGGTGGTGAAGAAAATGAACCGCCAGAATATGGTAAAGTTTATGTTTCTATTAAACCAAAAGATGCTGAAGCATTAACAGCAGTTCAAAAGCAATTTATTATTGACTCTATTCTTCGTACAAAGAACGTTGTTTCTATTACACCAGAAATTGTTGATCCTACATATACGTATGTTACATTAAAGGTATTCTTTAAATACGATCCAAACCTAACTGATAAAACAGCTGGTGAATTAAAAGACTTAGTTATTAACGTTGTAACATCATACAATAATACTGATCTTAAAAAGTTTGACGGTGTATTCCGTTACTCAAAATTAACACGATTGATTGATGCATCAGATGCTTCTATTCTTAACACTGTTGTTCGTGTTGATATGCAAAAAACATTTACACCTATTTTAAATTCAATTGCGCGTTATGAAGTTCAATTCTCTGCTCCATTATATGCAGAACATACAAATGAAGCGATTATTGATACTGATGAATTTACAATTAACGGCGTTGCAGTAAGAATAAAGAACTATGCTGATCCTTATGCCGATGGATTCTACAAATTAAAATCTTATCGAATGATTGGTGAAGAAGAAGTTATTGTTGAACCAGACATTGGATATATCGATACTGTTAATGGTATTGTTGTGTTTAACGGTATTAACATTACAGCATACGATACAACTAAAGGCAAGATCTCAATTTTTGCTAAACCAAACTCATTTGATATTGCTCCAAAACGTAATCAATTAGTTATTGTCAATATGTCTGAAGTTCAAGTTACACCTGAAATTGATACGATCGCTACTGGCGGTACTATCGCTGGTATTGGTTATAACGTAATCTCACGTCACTAATATGTCATATAAAGTTATATCAGCTTTACCTAGTCACTTAGTTGAGGCAAACCCTCAACTAGTGGCTTTCTTAAAGCGCTATTATCAATACATGGAACAGACAGATGGTCCATCATATGCTATTGAGCAATTGATGTACCTTCGTGATATTGATGCTATTTCTAGTGAATTCATTGATTTCTTGCAACGTGAATTTGCACAAAACATTCCAAAGAATTTAAAAGCAGATAGACGTAAACTTTATAAACACATCGTTGATCTTTATCGTTCACGTGGATCTATCCCATCATTCGTTTCTGGGTTTAGATTATTATTTGATGAACAAATCGAATTATATTATCCACGTGTTGACATTCTAAAACCATCTGATGGTAAATGGAATGCTGCAACACAAAAATGGTTATCTAATGATGGATTCTTGAGTGATACTAAATATCTTCAAGACTCATACTATTATCAATCATTTTCTTATGTAATTAAAACTGGTCAAGGCTTATCAAGTTGGAGAGACTATGTTAAAAAGATTCTCCATCCAGCAGGTTTCCGTTTCTTTGGTGAGATTTTAATTCAAAGTTCTGCGTCAGGAACAATGAATTTAATACCATTAAACGCTGGTTCTCGTGACAATCCTCCACTAGTTATTGATACTGCAATCGTTAAAGCTCCTTTAAGTATTGCATCAAGTGAAGTGGTTAAAGAGATTACTGCAGTTAATGCTATTAAAGCTGGTCCAACATTTAGACACTTGGATCAAACTGAATCTACTAACACAACACAAATCTATAACTTCTACGATATTGAAGTTGGAGACGCTATATCTGGTGAAGATACGAACTTTGTTTTCCCAGCAAAAGTTGAAGCACCTGACGACACAAATCCTTCTTAAAAGATGGATAAATAATAGGAACAACACTAACTTAAGTGGAACTAAAAAATGGCCGCAATTATTACCTCAAATTTTCGTTTAGATAATGCAAAGAGTTTCTTGGGTGAAGTAAACACAAGAAGTCTTTATATGTTTATTGGTAGATCTGAAGCATGGGTTAATCCAAGCACTGGATTGAACGATGACACATCTATCCCAACACCTAAAGATCGCGAATCTGATATTTCTGATGCTTGGCAAAAAATGTCAGCTATGAAGAAAATCAGTTTAGCTGATACTACTCCAACAGTACCTCGTTACAGTTGGATCTCTGGTCAAACATACTCAGAATATGATGACCAAGACGATACATTAAACACAAAACGTTTTTATGTTATTACTGATGAATTCAACGTTTACAAATGCTTAAAGGCCGGTTCAGGTCCTTCAATTGTTAAACCAACTGGTCAAGCTTTAACACTTGATCCACGTCCAGCTGCTCAAAGCGGTGATGAAGAGACTGATGGTTACCTATGGAAGTTCATGTATACTTTAACTGGTAATGACGTTACTCGTTTCTTAACATCTACATTCTTACCAGTTCGTACACTAGCATCTGATGATGGTACTGTTCAATGGAACGTACAACAGGCTGCAGTTAAAGGCGCAATCTATCGTATTAAAGTAACTAACGGTGGTGCTGGTTATACATCTACTCCAACAGTTAACATTGAAGGTAATGGCGCTGGTGCGGCTGCAACTGCTGTAGTTGCTGGTGGTGTAGTTACATCAATCTATATCACATCAATTGGTGCAAACTATAGTTACGCTAAAGTAACTATCACAGGTGGCGGCGCAAGTACTGCTGCTACTGCACGTGCTGTTGTTGCTCCAGGCAATGGTCATGGTTCAGATCCAGTATCAGAATTAAATGGTGTATATGCGATGTTAAACGTACGTTTAACTGGCGCTGATGGTTCTGGCGACTTTAACGTTGATAATGATTATCGTCAAATTGGTTTAATCGTTGATCCATATGATTATGGTACAACTACTATTGCAACTTCAACAACAAAGTATGTTGCACGTACAATTACATACACTGGTTTAACTGGTGGTACAATTGTTGCTGATGATATTATCACACAATCGTCAACAGGCGCTAGTGCTGTAGTTGACTCAATAAATACTTCAACAGGTGTTATTCGTTACCACCAAAACTCAACAACTGGATATAAAGCATTCTCAGTTGGTGGTACAATTGCAGTTGGTGCAGTCTCAGCGACTATCTCAGCATTAGGCAATCCTGAAGTACAACCATTCTCTGGAAAAATCTTATATCTAGAAAACAGATCACCAGTTTCTCGTGCATCTGATCAAACAGAAGATATTAAATTAGTAGTAGAATTTTAAGGAAATATTAAATGGCTCTGAATTTTAACGTCGGCCCATACTATGACGACTTTGACGAAAAGAATAAGTTTTATCGTATTCTTTTCCGTCCTGGCGTAGCCGTTCAAGCTCGTGAACTAACACAACTACAAACTATTCTTCAAAATCAGATTGGTCGTTTAGGCGAGCATTTATTTGAAGAAGGTGCGATGGTTATTCCTGGTCACCTTACATATGATGATAAGTTTTCTTTCATTAAGATGAAAGATACAAATAGTGGTGGCACAAGTGTTGAATCGTTCAGAGCAAATTTAGTTGGTAAAACATTCACTGGTCAAACATCAGGAATTACTGGTATTGTTGTACAAACAACAGCACTAAACATTAGTGATCCATTAACTCTTTATGTAAAATATAATACAGCTGCAACTGATAACATTTCTAAAACTGCAGCACGTAATGAAGAACTAGTTTTCTCTGGATCTGAAGGTTACACTGCAACTGTTGCTGATATTTCAACTGCAACTGGTTTTGGTACAGCTGTTACAGTTGATGCTGGTGTATACTATGTTAATAAGACATTCTGTAAAGTTGAAACACAACGTTTAATCATTTCTAAGTACGATCAACGTGCTAACTGTAAAGTTGGTTTTGACGTATATGAAGAAAAGGTTACTCCACAGAACATTAACACTGTGTTCCCAGATGGTTCAACTCGTCCAAACATTCTTGATAACTCTGCTGGTACACCTAACTACACAGCGCCTGGTGCTCATCGTTATTACATTGAACTTAAACTAGCTCAACGTACTTTAACTGATACAGCACTTACAAACTTCGTTCAACTAATGCAAGTTGAATATGGTTCTGTTACAAAGCTATCATTAAACACAAACTACAATATTATTGAAGAAACGCTTGCTCGTCGTACATATGATGAATCAGGTAACTATGTTGTACGTCCATTCCGTATTCAAGCCCGTGAACACTTAAACAATGGTACTAACCGTGGTGTTTATTCTTCATCTGAAGGTGGTCTTGAAACTAAAGTTGCTATTGGTTTAGAACCAGGTAAAGCATATGTTCGTGGTTTCGAATTAGAAACTCTTACAACTAACTATGTGCCTGTAGATAAAGCTCGTGATACTGAACAAGTTAATAACGTTGCTATTCCATTCTCACTTGGTTCATATGTTATTGTAGATAACATTTACAATGCACCAAACATTTCTTCATACCTAAAAGTATCTTTACGTACTGTTGCTACAAATACAAGTCGTGGTACAAGCACAGGTGCTGAAATTGGTACTGCACGAGTTCGTGTAATTGAGTACTTATCTGGAACAGTTGGTGAAATTGTTTCTGGTCGTGGTACAACAAAATACAAATTGTTCCTATTCGATATTAAGATGAATAGTGGACAAAACTTTAAAGATGTAAAATCAGTTTATTCTGGTGAAACTCCTGTATTCACAGCTGACATCGTATTAGATGCAGTTGTTGATATTGTAAGTGGTTCAACATCTTATGAAGCGCAATTAAAAGATCCAAGTTCTAATACTTTGATCATGCAAATGCCTTACAATACAATTAAGACTATTCGTTCTTCTGATGGTTCTATTGATACTAACTATTATGTACGTCGTGTATTTAAAGGTACCTTGTCATCTGGTCAAGCATCATTAACTGCTGGCGTTAACGAACAATTCTTAAATCCATATTCTCCAGTTGACTATCAAATGTCATTGGATGCAACTGGTGTTGTTATTAACTTAAGTTCATTACACTCAGATGGTACATCACGTATTACAATTGGTGGTACACCAACTGGTAAGAACTTACAAATTCGTGTTAACGATTTAGGTTATACAACTCAAGCATTTACAATTATTGCTACAGTTTATAAGTCTCAGGCACAAGAAAAGTCTAAGACATTAACAACTACATCACTTGGTATTGCTATTCCAAATACAACACCAGGCAACTCAGACTTATTACTTAAGTCAGACATCTATGAACTAACTAAAGTTTATATGTCTCCAGATTTAAGTACTGCTGCAACAACATCTCACACTGATGTTACAGAACGTTATTCACTAGATAATGGTCAACGTGATAACTTCTATGATTTAGGTCGTATCACATTAAAGCCAGGACAACCTGCTCCAACAGGTCGTTTATTAGTACAATTCAAGTACTTCTCGCATGGTGCTGGTGATTACTTCTCTGCAGACTCATATACTGGTCAAATTGCGTATGATAATATTCCATCATTCACATCTAAAGACACAGTATTCCAATTACGTGATTGTTTAGACTTCCGTCCACGTGTACGTGATGATGGTACTTCATTCGTTAACGATGCTGGTGTTACAAACGGTACTGGTGCTTCTATTTCAGAAATCGTTAAAGTTGGTGATGCAGTTCGTGCCGACTTACAATATTACCTAGCACGTATCGATAAGATTTACATTGACTTCAAGGGTAACTTTGGTGTAGTTAAAGGTGTGTCTGCATTGGCACCTACAACACCACGTGATCCTGATGATGCTATGGTTCTTTACAAGTTATTCTTGAACCCATACACATTTGGTCCATCAGACGTTATTCCAACAATCATCGATAACAAGCGTTACACAATGCGTGATATTGGTAAATTAGAATCACGTATTAAGAATCTTGAGTACTACACTTCTCTTTCATTACTTGAAAAAGAAACTGCTGACTTACAAATTCTAAACCCTGTTAC